TGGAATAAATCCATTTGAATAAAACTGAAAATACAATATTAACAACAATATAATTATGAATATCTACAAGACAGTATTTGATACAGAACAACAAGGTAAAGACGTTTTAATACAAAAAGACGTTTGGTCTGAGGTAACAGAAGAAGGTGTTACAATGATGCAGTATATTAACGGAACAAAGGCAGTTGTTAATATTGGCAAGGTTATAGACCCTGCTAAAACAACAGATCCTGAAAATCCTGTATATTACCCAGGATGGGCTTATGATATTATGAGTACAGATGACCTAGACTTCGGAAGTAATGAGGTTTATCCAGGCGATGCTTCAGCACATCAGTTCTATGGATTTCCTAGAAATGCAGAAGTTCCACAGGTAATAAATGAAAACATAGAATAAAAATGGCTACAAAAAAAGCACCATCTAAAAAGAAATCCAAAGGCTACTACAGTAAAGTAAAAAAAGGTAGTGGTACTGGATCAAAAGCAGGGGGAGGTATGTCTAAAAAAGGCGTAGCTAAATATAGAAAAGATAACCCCGGCAGTAAGTTAAAAACAGCGGTAACAACACCTCCGTCAAAATTAAAAAGAGGAAGTAAGGCTTGGAAGCGTAGAAAATCTTTCTGTGCTAGATCAAAAAGCTGGAAGTCTGAAAGAGGTAAGGCTGCTAGAAGAAAATGGAATTGCTAAATGAAAAACAAGAAGAAGTTTAAAGATACTAAGGTTGGTCAGTTTTTATTAAAAAAGCTGCCTGGCTTTGTGTCAGGAAGTTTACCAGACAAAGGTATATTAGGTGTTGTTAAAAACTTAATAGATTCTGATCCTGAAATACCTAGGCAAGATAAAGAATTAATGCATCAAGAACTTGTAGAGTTATACAATCTTGAGGTAGCAGATAGAGATAGCGCTCGTAAAAGAGAAGTTGAAAAAGCTAAAACAGGGCAGGTTGATTTTATGTTCAACCTAACTGGCATAGTAGGTCTTGGTGCTTTTGCTTTTATGATATATGCTATAGTATATTTAGATGTGCCTGAATCTAACAAAGAAGTATGGATACACTTAATAGGTATATGTGAAGGGATAGTTTTGTCTATATTTGGTTATTTTTTTGGTGCAGCTGTTAGAAAAAACAAGTAACACTTAGAAAGTAATTAACACTTTGCGTAATATATATATAAGTAATTAATAATTAAATCAAATTTAAAATGAGTAAAAAAATAGAACAAGTAGAGTTAGAAGAGTTAGTAAAGCAGCAGGGATTAAAAACTAGAATGCTTTCAGACATGGGTACTTTAGAAGTACAAAAAGCTCAAATTGTAGGATCGTTTGCACAACTATTAGCAGATGCTGAAAAAACCAGCGCAGCCTTAGAAGAAAAATATGGAAAGATTACTGTCAATTTAGAAGATGGTAGCTATGAGGAAATAGAGGAAAAGTCAGATGAGCAAGCTAATTAGAAAAATAAGTATAGGAGCGGACTATAAAAATGAAGCAATGCATTATTCCGTAGGTCAACAGGTTTACGGAGGGCATTGTATTTCTGATATATTGTACGACCAAAAAGATGGTTCTTATAATATTTATATAACAAAAAACAATGAAGTTATTCCATGGAAGAAGTTTAATTCTAACATGGCAATATCAATTGAATATAATTTAGAATACTAATGCAAAGCTTATATAGCTTCATTGTAGAACCTAAAGAAAGCAGGTATACTAATGAAGTAGATATTGGTGGTAAAAAATTAATAATTAACACTACCATGGACGATCATAAGTTCGTCAATAGAGTGGGTATTGTAAAATCAGTTCCTTTAATAGGCGATACTGATATACAAGTCAATGACGAAGTTATAGTGCATCATAATGTTTTTAGAAGATTCTATGATGTACGTGGAATAGAAAAAAATAGCAGCGCTTATTTTAAAGAAGATAAGTATTTCTGTTATTACGATCAAATATTTTTATATAGTAGAAATGAAGAATGGAAAGCTCCTATGGATTTTTGCTTTATAAAGCCTATAGTTGAAAATAATAAAAACTCAATTATAAGCAGTCAGAAAGAACGAAAGCATATTGGTATATTAAAATATGGTAATAGTTCCTTAAAAGCGCTTAAAATAAACGAAGGAGACCTTTTAGGCTTTAGCCCTAGTAGTGAGTATGAGTTTTTAATAGATGAAGATAGATTGTACCGAATGCGCACCAATGATATTACAATTAAATATGAATACAAAGGAGACGAAGTTGAATATAATCCAAGCTGGGCAAAAGGCTGTGGAAGAACTTATTAAAGTAGCAAAAGAGGCTATTGTAGATTCTGAAGATGATTTATCTGCTGATAGATTAAAGAATGCTGCAGCTACAAAAAAACTAGCTATATTTGACGCTTTCGAAATACTCAATAGAATCGAAGCAGAAGAGGCTTTGTTAAATGATAATCCAAAAGAAGCTAAAGAAGAAATGAAGCAAGCTTTTAGGGGATTTGCAGAAGGAAGATCTAGGTAATGTACGAGCAAACTTTAGTAACAGTATTAAAAGACTATATAAAACCTCACGCATTAAAAAGAGAAAATAGATACAAGAAGTGGGAGTACGGATATAATAAAGATCATGATATGGTTATTATATCTAAAACAGGCAAGATTGGTGAAGTATATGAAATACAGGGTTTAAAAATAGCATTACCTTTAGCTGAAGATAGCTATAAAAAATCTAGCAATAAGTTAGAACAAAGATGGGAACATTTAGAATACCCAAAGGAATTAAGTAAAATAAAATCCGTATTTGACTGGGAAGATAGGTCTAGCGAATTTAAAAATAAATGGTATGACTATATTGATGAAGAGTTTAAAAGGAGGGAAGATGGTTTTTGGTTCAATAATAAAGGTATTCCTACTTATATTACTGGCACTCACTACATGTACTTGCAGTGGTCCAAGATTGATGTTGGGCAGCCAGACTTTAGGGAGTCAAATAGATTATTCTACATATTCTGGGAAGCTTGTAAAGCGGATAAACGGTGTTACGGAATGTGTTATCTTAAAAACCGACGGTCAGGTTTCTCTTTCATGGCATCAGGTGAGACGGTTAACCAGGCAACAATATCCACAGATTCAAGATTTGGCATTTTATCAAAGTCCGGGCCAGATGCCAAAAAGATGTTTACTGATAAGGTCGTACCCATATCAGTTAATTACCCCTTCTTCTTCAAACCGATCCAGGACGGTATGGACAGGCCGAAGACAGAGCTCGCGTACAGAGTACCAGCATCAAAATTCACCCGTAAAAAGCTTGACACCAACGAGAAATTACAGGAGATCACAGGCCTCGACACCACGATCGACTGGAAGAACACCGGGGACAACTCGTACGATGGTGAAAAATTAAAACTATTAGTACACGATGAAAGTGGAAAGTGGGAAAAACCAACAAATATATTAAACAACTGGAGAGTTACAAAAACTTGTTTACGATTAGGTTCTAAGATAATAGGTAAGTGTATGATGGGTAGTACCTCAAACGCTTTAGACAAAGGAGGAGATAATTTTAAAAAATTATACTATGATTCAGACGTTACAAACAGAAACGCAAATGGACAAACTCGTTCAGGACTATATTCTTTGTTCATACCTATGGAATGGAACTACGAAGGATACATTGATTCTTATGGATTTCCTGTATTTGAAACGTCGAGAAAACCAATTGAAGGGCTTCAAGGTGACTTAATTGACACGGGCGTAATAGAGTATTGGGAAAATGAAGTTGAGGGATTAAAAAATGATCAAGACGGTTTAAATGAATATTATCGCCAGTTTCCAAGAACAGAGAATCACGCGTTTAGAGATGAAACAAAACAATCTTTATTTAATTTAACAAAGCTATACGAGCAAATAGATTACAATGAAGATGCGCAAAGAAATGGTTTAGTAACTGTTGGTAGCTTCCAGTGGAAAGATGGTATTAAAGATTCTACTGTTGAATTTATGCCTAATAAAAATGGTAGATTTAAAGTTAGTTGGGTTCCTAAACTAGAAATGCAAAACAGAGTTAGATTAAAAAATGGTATAAAGTATCCAGCAAATGATCACGTTGGTGCATTTGGATGTGATAGTTATGATATTTCTGGAACTGTTGATGGAGTAGGATCTAACGGTGCATTGCACGGATTAACTAAATACTCAATGGAGGAGGCTCCTGCGAATAGTTTTTTCTTAGAGTATGTAGCAAGACCGCAAACAGCTGAAATATTTTTTGAAGACGTATTAATGGCCTGTGTGTTTTATGGAATGCCAATACTGGTTGAGAATAATAAACCTAGACTTTTATATCATTTCAAAAGAAGAGGATACCGAGGCTACTCAATGAATAGACCAGATAAAACCTACAACAAGCTTTCAACAACAGAAAAAGAAATTGGCGGTATACCGAATTCTTCGAATGATATAAAACAATCTCACGCAGCGGCTATAGAGTCTTATATAGAAAAGTATGTAGGCAGAATAGGTGATGGCTACGGAGATATGTATTTTAGCAGAACCTTAGAGGATTGGGTTAAGTTTGATATAAATAATAGAACAAAATTTGATGCGTCGATTAGTTCAGGTTTAGCTATTATGGCTTGTAACAAAAACCTTTATGCTCCAACGCAGGAAAGAAAAATTAAAAGTATAAATCTTGGGATAAAAAGGTATGATAATAAAGGGCATAGATCTCAAATAATATAAATAAATGATTAATAAAGCTATAAAAAGTTCTTTTCCAAGCCAAGCGGTTAGCGATATAGAAAAAATGAGTGCTGAATACGGAGCACAAGTTGGTAGAGCTATAGAACACGAATGGTTTAATTCTAAAGACGGATACAACGGTAGAAGTGGATCAGGTAGGTATTCTACATCTAGGCAATCTTTTCATTCTTTAAGATTATATGCCAGAGGAGAACAGTCTGTTAGAAAGTATAAAGATGAATTATCTATTAATGGAGATTTATCCTACATGAACCTAGATTGGAAACCGGTTCCTATTATACCAAAGTTTGTTGATATTGTTGTTAACGGTATGGCTGATAGATCATATGATATAAAAGCTTATTCGCAAGATCCCGCTTCAATACAAGAAAGAACAGATTATGTAACTAAGATAGCCGAGGATATGGCGGCTAAGCCATTTAACGACGCGGTTGCTAGTCAATTAGGTATTGACATATACCAAACAGATCAAAGCAAGTTACCTGAGACTTCAGAGGAACTTGAAATACATATGCAGCTTGAATATAAACAAGCAATTGAAATTGCAGAAGAAGAGGCTATAAATAGTGTATTTGATAAAAATAAATATGAATTAGTATCTAGGCGTATAAAAAGAGATTTAACCGTTATAGGTATTGGTGCTGCTAAAAGCTCATTTAACAAAGCAGAGGGAATTAAAGTAGAGTATGTAGATCCAGTTGATCTTGTATATTCAAATACAGATTCACCATATTTTGATGATATATATTATGTAGGTGAAGTAAAAGAAATATATGCCAATGAGCTTAAGAAAGAATTTCCTGAATTAACAGATGAGCAATTAGAGTCTTATCAAGGCTATAATACGTCATACACAAACAGCGGATATAATTCTAAATCAAATGAAAGTAACAGTATATCTGTTTTATACTTTGAATATAAGACTTATGCTACTCAAGTACATAAAATAAAGAAAACAGCTACCGGGGGTAGTAAAGCTATTGAGAAAGATGATACCTTTAATCCACCGGCTAATGATGACTTTGAAAAAGTTGATAGAGCTATAGAGGTAATATACGAAGGTGTTAAAGTTATAGGCAGTAATGATATACTTAAGTGGGAACTTAAGAAAAATATGATAAGACCTAAAGCTGATACTACAAAAGCTCAAATGAGTTACGCTATCTGCGCTCCTAGAATGTATGAAGGCAGAATAGAATCTTTAGTTAGTCGTATGACTAATTTTGCAGATATGATTCAGCTAACACATTTAAAATTACAACAAGTATTATCTAGGGTAGTACCTGATGGTGTTTACTTAGATGCGGACGCTTTAGCTGAAATAGATTTAGGTAACGGAACAAATTATAATCCTCAGGAAGCATTAAACATGTATTTCCAAACTGGTAGTGTTATTGGTAGATCAATGACGCAAGACGGTGATATGAATAGAGGAAGACTACCTATTACTGAATTAAATTCAAACGGTGGTAACAATAAAATAAACGCACTTATAAGTACATATAATTACTACTTACAAATGATGCGTGATGTAACTGGATTAAACGAAGCCAGAGATGGCGGAATACCAGATAAAAACGCTTTAGTAGGTTTGCAAAAAATGGCTGCAGCAAATTCTAACACAGCAACAAGACACCTATTGCAATCAAGCTTGTATATAACCCTAACAATGGCAGAGTGTATTGCAATGCGTGTTTCTGATGTTATAGAATATTCACCAACTAAAGAGTCTTTTATAAAAACATTAGGTAAGTTTAATGTATCTACTTTAGAAGAAATGGCTAACTTACATTTACATGACTTTGGTATATTTTTAG